AATCATAAAGTGTTTCCCTTCCATATCTTCTGTGTCTTTACTCCAAAACATATACTGTGCATCTTCTGACCTTGCTTGTAGTTGGCTTTCTGCCTGATACATAATAGCAAATGGTTCATCTTCGTTTGGTTTAAAGAATGGCACAAAGAAATGGATTGGTCTATACTTTAGTTTCTTTTCAGATTCGTCCCAATGAGTATAGAGTGCTTCAGTACCTAATAGGTAGGTAAGTTGCTCAAATTGTTTCATGAACGAATCAAAGTCTCCTATGACATCGTTATACTTATCATTGAATCGTACTGGTTGTTGTTGATATACCAATGCTCTCCTAGATATAATGTTTCTTACAAGGTTAATATACATTGGTGGAATAGCAGATAAGGATTCACTATCGAAGTATTGTTTTAAATCATGTTCTAAGTTTACCCCTTCATAGTAGTCCAATAATCGTTCTCTTTCTTCCATCTGATTATCGTAACCTTCTTCTATTGTTTCCATCAATAGCTTATGTAGCATTTGTTCTGTTAAATTATAAATTATCATGTTTCGTACCTTTTATAAAATTTCTGTTCTTCGGTTTCCATATATCTGTCTTGGAAGTCCTTGATTAGTTGTTGATTTAATTCGTCCTCTTTTATACTTAATCGATGTCCCCACATCATAGCACCTGTCATGCTTAAAATAATTCCTACACATAATCCTAAGAAAAACATTACCATTGTATTGCCTTTGCTTGTCCCTTGAATCCATATCGGTATTCAATAGGATACATTAATCCATCTAAAAAGTGAGATAAGGTTTCAGTCTTTAACATCTGTCCATTCTCTAGTGTGCATAGTTCTAAATCTCTTATAGTCTTAGTGCATTTAGGATTAATAAATAGTTTATGTTTCCCAGTAGCATCTTCTAACATTCTATTCAAAGCATTCATTCTGTCCTTCTGTGTAGGATTAGCTTTCTTAGCTATCACAGTAAACCCTGCTTCTTGCAATATCTTATGGTCTGACTTTGTGCTATTAGAAGTTCTTGCCTTACCTGCTGGGTCAGGATATACTGGTAAGCCCCTACCTTTAAGCTGCATAAGTTTAGCCAATTCAAAAGTATTGCTATTCTGTAACCCAATCTCATCAAATACATAGACTTCCCCTGCTGTATTCTCGCACATTAGGATTGCAGTCATGTATGATGCAACCCCAAAGTCAATTCCCCAAAACATTCTTGGACTCTTTTCCATTACTCTACAATGAATATCTCTACTAAAGTTATAAGCACATCTATTCGCTGCAGTTAAGAATGATGCTTCATACTCTTGTTGGAATGTTCGCTTATCTAAATTCTTTTTGGCATTCTCTATTTCATCTTCAGAAATAAAGCCACCTTCTAATGTGGTAAACTGCCAACTCTTATAATCTCCATTATCTGATTGTCCTTTAACAAACAAATCGTAGAAGTGGTTTAATCCACTAGGAGTGCCTACAAACAATGCTTCACCTTTTGATTCTGCTAGTGTAGGTTGTATAATCTCTCCCCAAACATTCTCTTTCATGAAAGCATATTCGTCCATTACTACCATCGTTGTAGATACCCCTCGAAGTGAGTCGGGTTTATCTGCCCCTTTAAGTTCAATCTTTGCACCATTATCAAGTGTGATTGATAGTTCAGTTTCATTAATAGTTGCTTGTTTACTCGCAAATATTCCTTTGAGAAGATTCCAAGATACCATCTTAGCTTGTCTGTATGTAGGAAAGACAATCCATCTTCTCTCATTAGGTTGCAAAGGTTTATTAAGTAAAAATAAGACACTAAAAAACGATTTACCAAATCTTCTACCACATGATAAAATCTTATATCTTGTTTTATCATTGAGGATTTCTTTCCTTTGGTCATCAATCTTCCAATCCATCTATATCAAATACCTTTATTGGTTCATCTGTTGTATCTTTAATTCCTATAGATTGATTCGGTTTACCTAAGATTCTATCTGCCAAGAAATTAACAGCAGTCATATTACCATTTAATGCTTCTTTATATACCTTCGCTACTACTGCTTCTAACATAGTTTTCTTATTTTTAATTTCTACATTAGCCAAGTCGGTGATATATTCGTTTAAGGCAAAGCCTGATTTAGGTCGCCCTTTAGGATTACCTGAAGTGCCTTTCTTAAATCGCTTTCCTACAGGTGGTTTCTTATAACCTACTTCCCTGCTCTTCCCCTGTTTTACAGGGAGTTTCTTTTTTGTTTTAGCTGCAGCCAAACTAATCACCCCACTATTTGAAGGTTATGTTCGTTAATAAACGAAATGGAAGGTGTTACCCTTCTACCTATAGGGGCAAAAAGACTACAAGAAACCCTATTCTAAGGCTTTAAATGGCTATATCTGTTGATATTGTTGAAGAATTTATTTTATTTAAGACTACAAAAAAGCCCTCAAAAGAGGGCTGATTTGTTTTATAAGGAAAAGAATTATCCAAGTAAATGCTGTTCTTCTCTACCTTCATCTTGTAATGTTCTTGTTCTACTTGCAACACTAACATTCAAAGAATCTTCATTAGTATTTCTTAATTGATGATGTAATTCTTCCAACACATCAACAAGTTCAGTTCTATTGGATTGTGAGTTCCAGTAATCTCTTGAAAATCCTTCTGATTCGTGTTCTGTTCTTTGTGCCAGTCTTGTAAGTCTTAAAAGTTGTCTATATGTTAAGTTCATTTTATTCTCCTTTATTTTAATTAACACTATAGTATAAGGGGTTCTAATGCCAATGTCAACACTTTTATTAAATTTATTTTAGATACAAAAAAGCCCTAGTTAAAGGGCTGATTTGTCTAACTGATATTAGAGGTAGTAATTATATATCAAGTTGTTTTATAATATCTAAAGCATCATGTATTTTTCTTTGCATGTTATCAATTTGTGCTATCTTATCATCAGCAATAGCATGAATAGTTGTAGGTTTAGATTGTTTCCATTTTCTCCAGTCCATGTCCATATCATCTAAAACTCCTAGTGTACTATCAATATCTGTTACTGCTTTCATTATGTCTTTTAATTTCATTTTAATCTCCTTTATTTAATTAACACTTTAATATATAGGGTTCTATTACCAATGTCAAGGGTTTTTGATAAATAATTTTTGATACAAAAAAGCCCCATATTTCAGGGGCTAATTTGTCTAACTGATATTATCATACATCAGGGTTTGCAAAAATATCTTTAACAATTACTCTTGGGTAATTATCAGTTTTTGAATCTGCAAATCCATCAGCCATAATTACTGGAAGATAGTCTAAATCAAGAGTGATATGAAAATTCCCATCGTCCATGTGAACATTGCTTAGAACTTTTTTTCTTTTTAAGTTCATTAGGATTTTGTAATCTGCTCTTGCATAGCTATTACTAGTAGTGTTCCAAATTGCATCATCAGCAGTTGAATAAACATTACCATCGACATGATTCCAAACCGAAGTAACTAATGCTGGTGAAGAATCAAAACCTTTTTTAATAGTATCTCCATAGTAATCAGTTGATAAAGCAAAATGACCATCACCAAAATACATATATCGTGCATCGTCCCAAATATTACTGCTATTTCTAATTAGATTTCTTAAAAAATCTAAATCGTTGTTTTTAAGTTTATAGTTCATTGTATTCTCCTTTAGTTTAATTAACACTTAATTATAAGGGTTATTAAAATAAAAGTCAAGGGTTTTATATTATTTTCTTTTTAGTCGTAAAGTTACCCTTGTTGCTTCGGCTTCTAACTTCTTTATGGCTCGTTGATAATAGGTTTTAGCAGCAGATTCTGATATGCCTAGATTAAACCCTATATCTTCAAACTTATTCTTATCTACTGCTCGTTCTATGAAGCATTGATATTCCTGTTCGCTTAGTTGCCTTCCCCCTACAACTCCAGTAAGTACATATTTTAATTCTTCTATTATCTTTATTTGGTCTTTCTCTACTTCATCTATTAAGTCTTGGTATCCTTTAGCTGTATTCTCTATGTCGTTTTTCATTGGTGTCCTTTAGGTTAAATTCTTTACCCCTCTATGTTCATATTTAGTGCCAACCATATATGCAAACACTTTAACAAGGTTGAGTATTCCTTTCTTGTTGTGAGGGGCAATCATTGTGGGTATCCTGCTTCTTTAGCTAATGCAATGATAGCATCAACTGATATAAACTTTCTAGTCTTGTAATCATACAACTGAATCCCCTTATGAATCATCTTGGATTCTTCAACATCTAAATATTGGACTTCTAATAAGCCCTTAACTTTTAAAAATACTAATAGTTTATTTAGGTCGTCTATGGTCATTAGAAACTGCTACCCAATTCAGGAAAATGCCCATCTAACCCTTTTTCACGAAGTCTGCTTATGATTCGTTTATGGGTTGCAACATTTTCTTTCAATTCTTTGTATTGAAATCGTAACCAATTCTTTAGTAGATATTGATTAGTGTCTACTTCAATAAATCCTAATTTCTCTTTTATTACTTCAGGGATTTCACCTTTAAACCCTGTATAGAACTCTATTGCTTCAGGGTCGGCTTCTAATATGCCATCAAATCCTACTACTTCACTACAGTAGAACCATAATGCTTTTTCTTTAGTTGTTAATGTCCTGAACCACATCTTTTGCCACTTATCACTATCTGTAAATCGTTTTCTCATCTTTTTAACTCCTGTAGTTTTAATATTAATTTAAATATTCTCCAACCCCAATTCAAGTCTTTAATCTTGTAATGGTGTTCTTCGTATATTCCTTTTTCTTCTTTATCCAACTTTAATAGGATTGCACCCCTTATTTTATGTTCGGTATTTTCGTGTATTAGTTGTCTATATGCTGCCAACTGCACTAAGAACTCATCATGCACAAATCGACTAGTTTTCCAATCACAGATTACTAGTTTTCCATTGACTATTGCTATGGCATCAAATGTTCCACCAAATCCATATTTTTCAGATACTAATTTCATTTCAGTTTCTAAAAACTCTACATTGTTATCAGCAAACCATGTATAGTATCCATAGTATGCAGTCTTGGCTTGTGAAATTTCATTTGGTGTGTAATCATCTAACCTTACTGTACCACCTTGAATAAATTCTTCTATCATCTTATGGGCAAGTGTTCCTATTCTACCTGCTTCTTTCATTATAGCCATACTATCTTCACCTTTTAGACAATGTTTCCTAGTCCAACCAATTAAAGCCCCTTTACTCCAACCTAAATGTGCATTAATCAATGTGGTAACTGATTTAACTCTTTTACCATTAACTTTATATATTGTGTGTGCCATTACTTTTTCTCCTTTAACATATCATTTACTTTCTTCAAATCAAGATATAGTTCTTTGTATTTCTTGTCTTTGAATATGATATTATTTTTATTCAAATACCCTTCGTGTTTAACACTCCATGTCTTATCTACACTAGGCATTTATTTCTCTTTTGGTTTTTTACTCTATTGCTTTCAACATAATATTGTTCTATCCAAGTCTTGCTATCTCTATTATGTCTAAAATTCATACCTTGAAATATGTACCAACCTCTACCATGTTTCTTTGCATTGAGTTCTTGTAGTTCTTGTCCTTCTTTGCTGTATGGGTCTACTGGTATAACTTTTTTCATTCTATCTGCGAAACATTCTTTAGGTGCAGCACCATAATCTAAATACTGTGGTTGTTTAGATTTTGTTTTTAAACCATTTTTTCTTTTCTCTACCCATGCTTGTTCTTTAGAGTTTAATTTCATTTTTTATTCTCCATTTCTTCTAGTTTTCTTTTTGGTATTAAATCATCATTTTGCCAAGATTCTAATTCTTCTTCTAGTGTAATATTGCTTTCTTTTAATTCTTTTAGTTCAACTAACAAACTTAGCCAATCTCTAAATTCTAATGTTGCATAAAATTGGGCATTCATCTTAAATACATTTACTGGTGTTTTACCTAATGGTAAGTCATCATATATCTGCTGCCACCATTTAGGTATCATTAATTTCTTTTGGTCTTTTACTTCAAAGTGATAATTAAATGCA